GCACAAGGCAAGTATTCGTTTCGCCAAGCAATACCGGCACAGGATCATTATCTCCGCTCCGGAACAGGGCTGTTTTACTTTCGCCGTTCTTCCAGTCGTCTGTCTGAAAATCGAATTCCACGTAGAGATAATTTTTACTGCTTCGGACTGGCACAAATGTATCTGTCCGCTCGATAATCTGATTGTTTACAACAAATTTTAATACCGGCTGCATCCTATCCCTCCTCGTTCTCTGTAATTTGTAAGTTACCGTTTGTGTCTGCGGTCAACGTAGGTGCTGTGACAAGTTTTGTGATGATCTGTTGCATTGCGTTAATTTGCTCATTGAGTGTATCAATCTGCTCCTGAAACGAGCCCTTATAAATTTTTTCATACACCCTCAATACTCCTGTATAATCTAATACATCGCCTTTCTTCACATTTATCGCAAATGCAAGTTGAATTGCGTCTTCTGGAATCGTAAAAGAATTATTTTCTAGTAATACTTCTTTGATGGTTTTATCTTTTAACTGAAATTTTGCAAATGCATCTGTCGGAAGACCGTATACAAAATATTTTCTTCCAGTTTCTAAGCCTGATTCTGATATTTCTCCCGCTATAAGAGTAAGCGATTCGTCTCCTGTTGCTGTGCCGAATATGCTAATTTTATGCCCATCCATGTTTACAGTAATTCCATTTCCAACTCTTTCCACATGAATATTAATAAATAGATTTTTCGCTATTCCAACTGCATCAATCTGTTGATGGATTTCGTTCAACTGGTCATTGATTGCTTCTTTTGCAGTATCGTGTTTCCTTCCACCTGCTTCTATACGCAGATCATGTAATTCGGACAAGTCTGCTGACTGCTTGCCCTTCCAGTCTATTGCGGTGATAGTGCATTCACTTGCGTTAAAACCAAATGTACCTGTTCCGTCTGCTATGCTGGTAACAAATAATTTTATGTATGTAGGCTCTGTTATGGCAAATATGTATTCCACATTTCGCATGTTTGTTGATGATGATGTTTGCGGAAAAATAATATATTCTGTTTTTAATTCTGAATATTCCCCGGTAGTGGTACTACCTTTTTTCAGTATAATTCTCATTGCTATTTCAGGCAGTCCGCCATCTTTAGAGATTTTTACACAAAATTCCATGTGGTACAGTCCCGGTTTTAACAATTTGCCAACATACTCCGCGCCACTACCTGAGGGCGAAGGGATGTAGAAAAAATCAGTATCCTTGAAAGTGATTCCGCCAAAAAGACCGCTGTAATATTTATCTGCTGTCAGATAATCCATGTTCATATTGGAAGATCCTAGTTTTGTCTGAACTATCGTTTTTCCAATTTCCTGTGTTTGTGCTGTTCCGTTTACAATTAGATTATCAATCCTCTTACGCTCTGTGTTTACCTCGGCCTTACGGTCAGCGGTTTCTATACTTATTTTATTGATCAGCTCTCGGTTTTGCGTCCGCGCAACTGTATCTTTAAATGCATATCCATTACCATCGGGATCTGTCCATCTATCAATTGTTTTATCCATTATTTCTCCTCCTTTCTTTTTACGATAAGTGTTTCTCCATCTACTTGAAATTCTAATCCTTTTACATCTAATCCCAATGTTTCGCTATCCTTACTGCATCCAATCGGCGGAAATTGTCTTTTTAATACCGGTAACATCGCCCATCTTGTATTGAATTCTTTTGTTTCCGAATCAGACAGGCAGATTGAAAATTCTGTTATTCCAACGTATTTACAAGCATCTTCTCCGACAAGCCATGAGAAATTAATCATCTCTCCTGTTGATACTTTATCTACCGGGATGTATTCTCCCTCTATCTGTCTGAGTCTTCCACGTTCTATATTTCGAAAGTTTATTTTTACTGCATAAGAAGATAAGTCAATGTCTTTGTAATATGCTGGCATTTCGATTTCTAGCCGGTTAACGTCCTTATCTCCAACTACTCCAAGGAGTTTTGTATCCGATGGAATATTAATTGTTCTTAAGTCATTATCTATCGTAATCATTTTGCACTCCTTTTATATTGGTCATCTGGCAGAAGATTTGAAGTACAATAAGCCAGTGAAAATGTTTGCCCTGCAGGTAAATTCTTTACTGTCATTTTTCCAGATATTTTTATAGATACCGTTTCATTCACTTCTGCTTCTGGCCGGAATCCTTCTGGAATTTCTAATGTCACGTTATTAATGTCACTGGCAGCCGCTATATGCATAACACAGATATTTATCTGTCGAAGTATCGTTATTTTACAGGCACCACTTTCAAAAGAATATTTATATTTTTGCTGTTCTTCTGCGATTTTCTCTTTTACTAAATTCCAGATTGCTTCTAAGGCTTCTTCTCCTAATAAAGACATATCAACACCTCTTCATGTATTACTTTTTCATGTACATATTCTTCTTACTTCCTCTGCTGTCATTTCCTGTACCTTATTTCCGATAACCGTTGTGATGATCTGCGTTATATTCTGTCTCGTCTGCTCTGAGATACCACTTTGTTTAATCAAATAGTCTCCCAGTGTCAATGTTTTTGTTCTGTCTACTTCTGAGGTTTCTATCTTCAAAATTCTTGCCGATAAGAACAATTTGCTTTTTTCATCTACGACATTGACGGTATCTCCCAAGACAACTTCTTTCTCTGTATTTGTGATGCTACATTCATAATTGACTGCTATCTTACAGACTGACTTTAATTCTTTCAACGCTCCTTCGAAAAGTGCTTTCTGACTGACAGTGTTTAAGTTATAGAGCTTTGTGATATGCCTCTTGGTGCCATTGACACTTCTCCCCCACTTTTCGAGGGCTTTCCGAGACTGTAAGCAATATCCTATATCCGCTTTGCCGTCCCCATCTCTATCATCAAATGTCTGTGCTGCTACAACGAAATCTCCATCATCATACTTATAACCATCTAAGGTGACCTGTGTTCCGGAATCGTCCGAATCTCCATAGGCATAGAGAGATGTGGCAAGGTTTTCAATAGATTTTGTAACTGTGATGTTATCTATATCTCTTCCTTTGCGAAGAAACACACCATTGTTACTGCCACGCTTCTTATAAATGTCTATGTATTTATGATTTACTGTGTGTCCATCCTCACTGAGGGTAAAACGATAATCAAGTTCTACCTCAAACAATTCTGCGATTTCTTTTAATCGTTCAGAGCGTGTCTGCTCGGAGAATTCACACAGTTTCGTTGTGTTATCTGTTACTTTATTGATATCAATCTCGTAGCCACTGCCAACGATCGTATTATTTACCGCTTGGGTAACTGTTAAATTCTTTGCATTATTTGTTTTTAATGCAACTTCGTTTAACAAGTCTAATCCGACATCTTCGCAGTAAATATGCCACGTTCCGGCATCGTCATCCTTTTCCGCTTCAATGATTTGAAATAAGATATCTTTATCTTTCTTGCATTTTCTTAAAACGTAGTTGCCCGGAGTTGTATAGTTTTCTACCTTCTGTGGACTGTCTTTGTATAGAACGTCACATTCAAGCGATACAGCCATTGTTTCGATATCTTCTACTTTGCTATCGTTTATAATTCCATAGCCTCCAGGAAGGCTTGTGGAAGCTTTTCCTATAACGTTTAAATTTCTGTCAGTAAAATAAAGTATCACAGCCACACCTCCCGAATGATCATTTCTACATCGGGAGTTTTCGCCCAGCCCGAGGCAAGGACTCCAATCTGGTTATCACCTGGCTTTAAATAAAAGGATTCCCATTCATTTCCGATAGCTCCTAAGATATCTTTCTGCTTATTATTTACGAAAATAGAAGCATCTTCACATTTTGCTACTACAATGTCGCCAGCGGCAAATGTATTACTTGCCGATTGGCTTTCAGACGGATTTCCAATCTGTATGATTGTATCTGCACTGTCTTTATATGCAGCAACATATCCAGTATCACCTTTTATGTCCCACCGAAACTCCGGATAGCAATCCTGCGTACCTTCGTAATATATCTTGCTAAGACCAGACAATTTATAAATTTTCTGGTCTACGGAATACTTAAACGGATCAGGACAGGTGAACTCTAGCTCTCCTGTTATACAAAGCTTTCCGGGGTCTGTCTCTCCCATACTGGTAAGGGTTCCGATGAAATATTTGTCTGGTTCATCCGAAAATATCATCTTTGCAGAAGATACATTTAAAATCTGAGCCATTTTGTTATATGCCATGCGGAAATCAAAAGCGGTAGGGCTCATCAACTGATACCCTACCGTAATCACTCTTTCCTGGAACATTCTGCTTTTGATTTTTTTACCATGTCTTGCTCCAGACTCATAAAAATCTAACTCCGGAGCAATGGACTCTCTGCCAGTAACGTATAGGGTTCTGTATCCCTCTACTTCATTTTCAAGAAATACTCCATTGAAGTTCATCGCCTCTGAGGGCAATGCTATCTCATCCTGATATTCTGTTGTATCTATGAATTTATATAACATATCTGCCCTCCTATACCTTTCCATTCTTTCTGTTATTTCTACGCTGTAAACGATTCTGTTCTACCATTGTATCCTGCGCTGTTGCCCTGGCAAATTCTTTGCCATTGATTTCAAGCGGCACGTTTACGGTATATTCTGTCTTTGTGTAGTATTCGTAGTCTCTGGATAGCTCTCCGGCAAAATCTCCTGCAAAGGCCGGTGACATCTGAGCCGGGACATCGATGATATCCTGCATTGCTGCTTGCACATTCTTTTTTGCGCTCTCTAAACGGTTGACAAATCCAAGAACTGTATACTTCGCAATAGAATCCATTACCCTTGACGGTGAGTGAACTTTTAATTTCTTCTTTGTTGTCTTAGGAACTGTTGATGCCGTTTTCTTTGCAGCTTTTTTTACTTTTTTATTGTTCTTTTTCTTTGCTATTCCAACTGCAAGTCCTTTCGTTGCCTGCTGTCCGATTGCATTCATCTTTGTTTGCAGTTTTTTTGTTTCCTGCGCCACCTCTTTTGCATAACTGGTATCCAGATTCGCCACATACGGCTGATAATACTTGTTTGAATTATTCTTTGCCGCTGTTATAAATTGTGTGTAATCCTTACCATATTGCTTTAACCAGGCATCTCCTTTTTTGAGAAGTTCATTCGTATACTTAAGTCCCTGTGCTGTATCTAAATTCTGAATATCTTTCATCAGATCATATGGCAGCACATTTTTTAAGTGTTCCATGTTCTTTGCGAGAGCATTGATCTGATTTGTCTGAGATTTGAAATCAACAAGGGAAACAAATCCGTAATCATCTGACTTAAATAGTTCTCCATAGTCAGACATCTTGGAAAAGAAGTTAGAACGGGCATTTGCAATCTCGTCATATTTTTCCTGATATTTCTTTCCAAGTGCTGTCAGTGCTTTATCTGCCGCATTGATCGCTGCATTTCCCTGTTTCTTTATCTGGGCTTCTATCTGTTTTTTCAGTTTCTTTCCAGCATTTGTATACAGTTTCTTCATTTTGGCATTCTTTTTATACTTCTTCTGGAAAGCTTTTGTTGCTGCATCCACTTTTTTGTTGATACTCTTTGTCGTGGAAGAAACCTTTTTATTGAGAGAATTTTTGTAAGCATCTACTGCACTACTTGCTGCATCTTCATAATTTCTTGTCCTTCCTGCTATGAGCATTGTTGTTTTGGCAGAAGAAAGCAGATTTTTACTTGTGTTTTGTACCTTCTTGATTCCTGCCTGCAATTTCGAAGCAACCTTTGATTTCAATTTCTTTGTAAAAGCTGATTTAACCAGGCCACTGCCAGTTTTCTTTACTTTTCCGGTACTCTTTTTCATTCCCTTCGCATAACCGCTACCCATGTATTTACCATCTTTTTCTGTCATTTTTGACGGGGAATGAATCTTAGCTTTCGCCCTAATTGCTTTGTCCGCTGCCGCTACCATTCTGGATGCCGCTGCTTCAATCTGTCCCAGGCAAGAACTCATTCCCTGAGCAAACCCCTGACTGATATAGGCTCCGGCTGCATGTGCCCCGGAATACCCGGAACGAAGTTTTGCATTTACTTTTGATACAGCAGAGGACGCAACATTAGGGGCTTTATTTAGCCCTTGCTGCATTCCTTGTGTAAATCCCGTTCCAACTTTTTGTCCAGAACTTTTTGCCTTTCCCGAAGCATTTGAAAACGCACTGATCAACTTACTCATTGCCGATTTTGCCTTACTTCCAATAGCATCCAGCCCTGCACTTGTTGTCTTAACAGAACTTTGCATACCTTTTAAAGATTTTCCTGCACTTTTTGCATTACTGGCAATTGTTTTCATATTAGAGTTCACAAGTTTCAGTGTTCCTGCTAATATAACAGCCCCTCCACTTGCAACAACCATCGCTCCACCAAATATAGTAAGCCCACCTGCTCCAACTGCTGCCGAGGCGGCTATTGCTACAAGACCAGCCGAGGATGCTATTAATGCCGGAGTCAGCATTAATACCGAAGCTGAAAGTGCCGTAAATCCTGCGGCTGACGCTATAGCACCAGCTCCAAGTGCTGGAAGAGTTCCTGCTAAACCAGTAACCGATACAGCAGATATAGCAAGGCCAGCTCCTAATAGGGTGGCACCAGCTCCAAGTGCTATTACTCCTGCAGCAGCTACAACTGCTCCTGCCCCAACTACAACCAGACCTGCCCCCAACACTACGCATCCTGCTCCTGCTACTAAAGCTCCTGCCCCAAAGGCTACCATGCTTGCGCCTAAAGTCGCTATGGACACTGCGGCAGATGTACCATATTCTGATAAAGTAGGGAGGGTTGTCGAAATGACTTTAATCGCCGCTGCTGCCAAAAGTGCCCCCGCTCCCACAAGAACAACTGCCGCTCCAAAGGCTATTAATCCTACCGAACTAGCTGTAAGGGCCGGTCCAACTGCCGCCGCACCTGCCGCCAATGCCACAACTGCGACAACCATACCAGCCATACAAGCAATTGCTGGTGTCCCGGCATTTGCAAGTGCTATACTGGATGCTGCCATAATAGCTAGACCTGCGGCAACAAGAACAACCGCTGTTCCCAATGCAAGCAACGCTGTTGCACCCGCTTGCGCTCTTTTCGGAGTTTGTGAAAAGGCTTTCATTGCCGCCATTCCTCCGATAGTAAGAGCCACTAAAGCACCTGTCATTCCAACCATTACTCCTATTGCTGCTCCCCCAGAATTTGCAAGTGCTATACTGGATGCTGCCAGTATTCCAAAGCCTGCGGCAATCGTTAATACTCCAACACCAAGCATCATTGTACTTTTTGCCATTGTCAGTATTTTCTTATTGCTTACTTTTGCCGAGTTTCCTGCTGCTGTTTCTCCTGCGGCAACTCCAAATAATTTTGCAGCTAATCCTCCAATGCCTTTTCCTAATAAAGATAATATGGCCTTTGAAAAACTACTCACTCCGGGAGCAAGTGTCTTTACAACCTTAAATGCTTTATAGCCTATCAGTACTTTCGGAAGTACCGTGATTAGTTTTGCGATAGAATCTGAATTTTTTTCACAAAATCCAGCAAACTTAGAAACACCAGATGTAGCTCCGTCTACTACACTTTTAAAATTTGATACCGATTCAGTAGAGCCAAAAGACCCATTTAATTTTTCTAAACTGCCTCCTATTGCACTTACTGCTGAGCCAATTGCACTTCGTGCTTCTTTTGTGTCTGAGCTTAATACTTTCCAGTACTTTCCTGCGTTT